TTTTAGGCTAATCCCGCTGTTTTTCTATAATCAGCGTAGATTTTTCTGTGCTCGGGATTTTTCATATCCAGTTTACTAATGTCTAACTTCTTTGTAGCGTTGCCAGTGACATTGCTTTTAGTATTAGTTGTGGCAGGTGCTGCCGACACAAAATGTGGATTGCTTTGGAGCCACGACTGCACAAAACTATCTACACTTACGGGCTTGCCGCTGTCATCGTAGCGAACAACACCCTTTTCATCTAATACTTCAACTTCACCTTCTGGACTAAGTCTAACTTGATTACGAATCAATGCTTTAACTTGTTCCGGATTAACAGCACGATAACGAGCTGCCGCATCTACAATAGGAGCTTCAACTTTGAAACTTTCTATTACTCTATCCCTCTTTTGAATTTCTGCATCCTTCTTGGCTGCTAATTCTTGTATAACACGATCAAACTCTCCACGCTTGAGTTGTTGTTCTTGTTGAATCTTTTGATGCTGACTAACGATTTCTCGTAGTTGCTCTGGATCACCAAGTTCTTCATACTTGCTAGTATATTTCTTTTCTAGTTGACTTTTGGTCTTGGCTAGAATAGCGTTTACTTCTGCTTGCGTAAAAGTCTTTTCTGTTGCCTGATCATTTTGAGAGTTATCAGTATGCTCTGTTGCCGATGTTTCTTGTTGGGTCATCGTAGTCCTCGCCTCTTTAAGAGTTAAATTTTTAAACAGATATTTCTGTTCGTAGTGTATTTATAATATTATTCGCTCATTGGTTCCCAGGCAGCACACCACCATACTGCTTTAACAGGTGCGTTGTTCCAGCGTGTGCATAATCCTTCTACATAGTAGCCACAGTTCTTACAGTTTTCACTGCCTGTTGCAGGCTCATATGCTTGAGGTAAGTCTGGACTAATTGGTGTGCCATCTGGATAAGTTCTTGTTATCTCATCTTCATCTGGTTCAGGACGGCCTTCTTGTTCTGCGTATTCTTCAGCAAGTTCGTGTTCAGGCATTTCAATGTCAATAGTATCCATAACAGCGTTTTCAATTAACAAACGCTTGACAGGATCTTGAACAATCTCACTTGCTGTTTTTAAATGTGCCAATTCGTGATCTGTGTTCTTTAGTGCAAAGTTACTAGGATAATCAATTTCACCATCCCAGTCATAGCCCATATAGGTATAGATGATCTGCCATACTTGTTCTTCAGCAAGTTCTAAGTTATCCGCAATGCTTGATAGACGTGCGTTTAGTAATTGGAATTCTGTTTCAATGGCAATGCCGGACATCTCACGAGTTTCTGTGCTACGAACTGCGCCAACATTACCCATTGAGTCAATCATCTTAACACGATTGTTAATGCTGGCATAAATCTTATCAATCTGTCCACCTTCAAACTGTAGAACATAGGGCTTTAAGTTTGCATCTAAGTTCTCTTCCATTGTAATAACTTGACCAGCGGCTGCACCTTGTGCGTTAGTGCCTGCTGTGCAAACTAAACTTGGATGTGTGTCAAGACGAATACTGTCATAGACTTCAGCCAATTCATTGTAAATCATACGTTGTTGGTCTGCAATGTCATCAATTAAACTGTTGCCCAAGCCACGTACAGGACTGCGTTCAGCATAAGCACAGACAAATGGTAGATAACCTAGTCCATTTACTTCTTGATTCATTTCCAATACACGTTCTTGCTGTGTATCAACTCGGTAAGTTGTAATGGTATCATAGCCCCATTCTTTGACCACGGTTTCAGTGCCATTAACTTCTTCAACATACTTGATATATTCTAATTGATAACCACCATTAGGCTGTCTTGCCCAACGCCAATCTGTGACTGCCAATGGATTATACATTGACAAATATGGTCTTGCACCCAAGGCCATTTCATCTGCTAGTGTAACTGCACCAACATCAGGTTTTGCCACACAAATCCATACGTGACCAAATACGCTGGCCCATTGTGCTACATCTTTCATAAACGCATCCATTGATCGTCCATCTAGGTCAGCATCTTCTAAAATATCTTCAATGGTAAAGTTATTTTCTAATACGCCAAACTCACGCTTGGGTTCTGTTCTAAACAAGAAACTTGTGTAAAGACTAATCAAACTACGACATTGATTGTCTAGGGGTGTGTTGTTTAATCTTGCCGCATATTCTGCGTCGCTTTCTAATGCATAACGCTGTAGGTATGCACCTTCACGATAGGCCTGTCCGCCTGTGAATGAATCAAGTAAGAATTTCCATCTTAGTTGATTGCGACTATAAGTTGTGTTTCCACTGGTTGCCTGTAAATAGGCATTTTGAAATGTCTGTAATTCTGCCATATTTTAGGCTCCAATATTAGTAATGTATTTATGCAAGTTGATGACCGAATCTTTGCGGGGCAACTTGCTCTCGTTCTTTGTTGATAGGGAATAAGAATTGTATAGCGTAGGTTAACGCATCAAACATATGGTCAAAGCCACTGTCTTTATCGGGCACCTGGCTATCCAATTTATAACAAAACTGCTGTAGACTTTTTATTGTGTGCTTACATTTTGGATCAATGTAAAACCTAGTAGTATTATCATCACGCAGGAAAAATAAACTATTTGCACTATTGATCCTATCTTTGACCAATGGATGTTGTCTATGATATCTAACTTGAAAGCCTGCATTTTCAAGTATCTTAATGTCTGTGTTGCCATTAGCACTTGTCTTGCGTTGAACGCCGGCAGGATCTGGAAATATCTGTATAGGGTTTCTAGGATATCTGTTGCGTATCTCATCAATTAGTTCATTAGTATTACTACTATATAGAACAATTTCGTCTATACAATGTAGGCCGTCTCGTGTTCTTCGCATAACTGTACAACTCATTGGCGATACGTTAAAGTCCGTGCCCAAGATTAATGTTTCTGTTGGTGCTACAGCATCTGCAGCCTTGATGTTGTGCTGACCAAAAGCATAAGCAATAATACCTGAGAAGTTTTCAAACGTTGCCATAAACTCCTGACTAAATGTTCTAGCATCCATATCTATCTTGGCCTGAGCAACTTCTTCTTCTGGGACATTGCCACCATCTACAGTGGTAAATTGAAAACTCATCCAGTTTGATAATCTAGTGTGATTGTCATAAAGGTCTTTGAACCAATTCATACCTTTTGGTGTTCCTAGGAAAAGAGCGTGTCCGCCAGTGTCTGCTAATGTAGGACGTAATACTTCATACCAGGCTTCGCTGTCAATGTCTGCAGCCTCATCCATAACGATAAAGTTTAATCCTACACCACGAAGACTATCATAGTTGTCAGCACCTCTTAAACTTATCTCACTGCCATTAACTAGTTCTAATGTTAAGTCTTGTTCATTAACTTTCTTGACCCAGTTTAGACTAATAAGTTTCTTTTTAATTTTCTTCCACAGAATCTGTTTGGCCATTCTGTATGTTGGAGCAACATACCAAACACGCTGTTCTGGCTTGCTGGCATATTTGGCCAGTTCTCTTAATGCTAAATGTGTCTTACCAAATCTACGACCACATACTGCTACTCTAAATCTAAAAGGTGCGTCTGCGATCATACGCTGTGCTTTACTCAGTGCCATTTAGTTCTTTGAGTTCTTCACGCATATCTTCCATCTGTTCATCAGTGGGTTTATCATCTTCATCATCAGTAAAAGGCAATATCTTACTGTTGTCTGTGCTCATACCATTGTCACTCATTCCCAGCATATTCTTGGCTAAGAAGATTTGAACAGCGGCATTTAGATTAACACAGGCATTTTTAAGCATTGCTCTGCGTAATGAGATCTTTAAGTCCTCCCTGCCCTTTATGAGATTATCCGTAAAGTTGTATCTAAGCGTGTCTTCATTGATACCAAACCAATTAGCAATATCTCTATCAGTGCAACCGATTGATGCTAGATCTTCTACTTCTTGAGGAGGCACTACTACTTTGTTTCTACCAACAACTAGACCTGTGACTACTTTAGTGCCTTCGTGAACTGCCATTATGCAAAGATCGCTTTCATAACTTTATACAACAAGTAGATTGCTAAAGCAAATACTGTGCCTGCAAGTATGCCATTGACCAGCAAATAGAATCTAAGTTGCTGTTCTAAAACTCGTTCTTGTAAACTTAATAACATTATAGTATCTCCTTGAGCTTGCTTAGTTCTTCTTGTGTTAAGAACATTTCATATCTAGTGTCTAATACACTTTGGCTGTAGAATTCAATGTGCCAACATTTGCTGGCTTCTACCCATACCTTACGTACTTTTAACTTATAATCCTCGTTATTGATTATAGTAAAGTCTTCTTTAGTCCGACCTTGGCTGTATACCATAAATTGACCTTGTCTCATATTTATATAATTTTCTTTGCTGTAAAATCTTCACAGTGGAATTGTTGATTTAACTTCTTAGCTAAATTGTTGGCAGCGGCTAAACTGGGATAAACTATTTTAGGATATTTTGTCATTTCGCCCTTGGCTGTCCAGAATCGTTGTCTAATATTAA